TCTCGGAAAAATTCATTCCAGATTTTTACGTATGCTCGTATCGGTAGTGCGTTGATTCTGAATTCTTTTTTTAGTTTGGTTGGTACTCCCATGTAGTCTAGGACGCTTTTTTCGTATGGTCTAGCATCGTCTTCTTTTCCATGCACTATGATTTGTGGCACTTTATATTCTTTTTTTGGCATCCATGGCGTACTTTCAATTTCTCCCATGAACTGTTTGAAGTTGTCCCACAAGATACGGTTTGGACAGTAGAAGTAATAGAAGTCAATGAATGCGTCATCCATTACCGGATATTTCGGTGTGGTCATTCGGATGATTGCTGTGGTATCTACGTTGAATGTGTCGCCCGGTAATACTTCGTCTACGTAAAACGGAATCAGTTTGCCGGAATCGAATGTTGTTAAAATCGTCTGGTCACGGTTAAACCTTGTTCGACTTGCTTTCATTTCTGGAATCTGGTTGAAGTGCCGTTCATTGTTCCGATTCACTTTTCTCCCTCCTTCTCTTTAGGTTCTTCTTTAGGTTCTTCTTTAGGTTCTTCCGCTGCCTTTTTTTGCAGTTCTTCAAGTTTCATGGCGTTTACCTGTGCAGTCGCCACCATTTTGTGATATTCGTGGATGTTCTGCGGAAATTCGGTGATATCCACTTCTGTTCCGTCTAGTGCTCCTTGCGACAAGCTTTTCATAAATTGCGGGTCAAAGCTTGCTTTTCTTACAATGTTTTTGATATCGCATTCGTCCGAATACGATTCAATTTCTTGCTGGATGTCGATTGGTGCTGTTTCTTGTAGTACTTCTTTTCCTTTTTCGTCCTTCGTCCAGACGTATTGTTTTCGCATTTTTTCGCCCGATTCAGAGAAGAAGGGCTTTCGCCCTTCTTCATATCGTTTATTCATGCGGCTTGCCCTCCCACGCTTTTTCCTTGTTGTTGGTAAACTCGCCGGTCTCGTCCTCAAACTCTGCCAGTTTATAGCCGGTGTAGTCCTGCGGACTCTGTCCGATGAAAGTCTTTTCGTCCTTCGCCATTACGTTGCACATACGCGCAAAGGTTGCATCGTTTTTGCTTTCGCCTACCCATGCGTAGCAATTTGCCACGTCGTCCCAGATGCCGTAATAATTGTGTTTCATTGTTGTTTTCCTTTCTCTTACAGCCGGATGCCGCCGCGCATAGGCTTCTGGCTAAGGTTGATTGTTTTAGTCTTTCGTGCGGTTATGTTAAACATTCGGCGGTCTTTTGCGCCGTTCATTACCTTACGATGTCGCGCCATTTTTGTACTCCCTTCTCATTAGTTCCATCTCAATGCTATTTGCAAAGTCTTTTATTTGCCAAATTTCGTCAATCAACTTTTTTGCATCTTCGATGTTGGATACTTTTCTTAGCATTTTGTAATTGCTATCGATTTCTTTGTATTTTCGTTTTAGCAATTCTTCTAGTGCTGCTTTGGGGGTGTCTCTTGCATTCCATGTCGTTCTTGTCATGGTTTTACTCCTTTTCTTTTTCGTTGGTGCTATCGTGCAGTGCATGATAGATTTCGTCAAGCTTTTCGAGAATCTGCATCATAAGTCGGATTGCCTGTTTGACGTCTTTAATGGAAATCAGTGCCATTTTGTACCCCCTTTCTGTATTTGCTGGTGCGTACATCAAAGTGTACCCAGCTTTTGTATACGATAATGCCGCATTCATCCGGGACAATCGCATTCAGTTCGTTGGCGAGTTCTTTTGCACTCACTCCATTGACTCGGATATCTGCTGCCATACCGCGCATGTGATAGCTGTATTTTGCACCCCCCACGTCTTTGTTACGAGTTGGTGTTCTGTATCCGCTTGTGATGATGACTGGTTTCCCTAGTTTATTTCGCAGGATGTCCAGAACTGATACTAAATGGTCGTCTATGAATACCACTTGTGAGCCGTCTTTACAGGCAAATTCTCGCACTTTAAAGTGCTGCCCGACTTTTTCGTTGGCGTCTTTGTCCATGATATAGCTTTTTATCATTCTGTTCACCTCACTTTCTATTTTTGATTATACTATTCCTTTTTGGCGATGTCAAGCTTTTTTCTTTTGGTTTGAATGGCGCTTTAGCGCCTTGCCGTGCGTAGCGTATGCGGAGCTCGGCTAATCCATTCCTTTTTAGCGCTGTGCGCGTTTTCAACACTTTCAACACTTTCAACAGGTTTTCAACATAAAGTTGCACAATGATTTTCGTCATATTGACGGACTTTCAACAATTCAACAAGTTTTCAACAAAACTTTTAACAGTGCTTTTTGCTTTTTATTTACGCTTTATCGTTAAATTTTAGTACTTTTCAACTTTTCAACTGCCTCTACTACTACTCCTACAACAAGTTATATATTATACGGCGCTTGTGAGCTTGCGAACAATAGCGCTGAAGAGCCGCGCGTGCGCGCGTGCGCGTTTCGCGCGATAAAGTATATCTACTTGATAGACTGAATAGACTGATACATGGAGCTTTTAAACGACAATAGCCCAGTACCTTACTTGATAGGTACTGGGCTAGGTGACACCATGACACTGTTAAAGTGTCCCTTTTTTCTTCATCTGCTTCTTGATTACTCTCTCTTTCGTTCTGCATTGCTCTGCAAAGTCTGTATTTTCATACTTAAGTCGGTTTTCTGCTATGACTGCTGCTTGTCTGTTTTGTTTGATTCTCCACAATCTTTGTGGGTTTTCTGCTTCCATCATTTTTTCATAATAACGTGGTATTTGTGCGTGTTTGCCGTTTGTGCATTGGATATACCCTTGTTTCCAGATCTCTGCTTTGTGTTCTTGATAATAGTGATCTCCTAGACCTGGTTTAAGGCTCATACATGCAAAAGGTTTTTTTTGCCCTAGTTCATAGTATTCGTTTGCCTTTGCTCCGTCTATTTCGTACATTTTTTTTGTAACGTACCCTGCAACATATCTATATGTTTCTGGTACCGCTTGCGCTATCTGTATTTGACCCATTCCCCACAGGTCTGCTAGCCATTTACTTGTGAAGTATCCGTTGTGTTGTATCTTGTATAGGTGTTCAAGGTCTGTTGGTTGCCATCCATATAGTATCATATGATAGTGCGGTCTAGCTGTCTGTTCTCCGTATTCTCCCGCTACAAAATAGCGTAATTTGCCCCTGTAAGCTTTTCTGAGACGTTTTAAAAATTTTTGAATATCGGTATATAGCAACGTTTGTACGCTTTCAGGGCGCTTTTCTCCCGGCTTCCAGACGTATTGTACTTTTCGCATGATTTCACCTGTATTTACTATCATGCCCGGTACATGGTCATCATCATACGTGAGTGTGATAAACCATACTTCTTCTCTTGGATAGTCTCGTGCTTCTAATTCTATTCGTGTTGTCCAGTCCTCTCTTTGTCTGATTCTGCATCCGATGCACTGTCCGCATGGTATCAACATTACATCTTTTCTATACATCAAATCTTCATACTTCAGCTGTTTTCCTGATATTTCTGAGAAACGGGCGAGTGAATACACCCGCCCGCTTATGTTTTTGTTTTCAGGGTTGTACAGCCTTATTAATGGCCTGTAACAACTCATTTAAGATAATCACCCGGCTTTCTCTTTTCTCCGTATGACCCGGTTTTGTCTTGTGGTTTCATGCTTCTGCTTTGCTCTGTGCTTTTTCCTTTTCCCATCTTATCAGTTGCCTTTGTGATGGCTTCTTTTGTGTTGTCTCCGACTTCCGTAAGTGCTTTTTGCAATCCATACGGTGTCATATGTGTTGAACTAAGCATCTGTTGCCAGCTTTGCGCCGCATTATACCAATCACTTTGACTCCAGCTTGAGCTTGAGTATGCGTTTGGTACAAATCCACCGCTTCTGCTTGCTCCCAGTGCGCTGCTGCTTGCCAGTCCCATACTCGCTCCGCTGATTGTTCCTGCACTGCCGCCCGGTGTGCTTGCTCCGCCGTTTGCAAAAGCTAAGATAGGGTTAAGCCCCGCTTTTTTCATGTCCTCAACGGCACGTTGATAGCTTGTATTGCTCATGTGCTCTTGCCATTCACGGTTTGCTAGTGCTTCTGCACTGTTGTAGTTCATTGCTACGTTGTTTTCAATGTGGTTATATACGCCTTGCATGATTGCTTGTAAGGTGTTGTAACCCATCTGTTTAAGCATACTTTGACTGTTATATTTTTGCTGTATTGCACTTTCCTGTCCTTGGTATGCATATGCCTGTTTAAGCCAGTCATTTACCTGTTGAATGTTTGTTCCGGCTTGGCTTCCGCTTTCTGAATGTCCACCGCCCTGGCTTTGGCTGCCGCCCTGGCTTTGGCTGCCGCCTTCTTGACCCCATCCACCGAATGCTCCTGCGATCTGTTTACCAGCGTTTGCAAAAGTTCCAACTGTGTTTGCAATGTTTCCGGCTACGTTGAGCGCTGTTAATAATCCTGATAATGCTGCCATTTAAAAAATAGCCCGGATTTCTCCGGGCTTCCTCCTTTCTTACAGTTTGTACAAGCCCGGTACGCTGTACAATGGCATACGTCTTGTTGTTTTGTTCGCTACGCGGATTGCACCGAAGAATTGTGGCTCGTTCTCCACGATCAATGTTCTTGCAATTTCTGCTTTTCCTTCTGCCATCCAGCTTTGCGACAGTGTCGGTACGGTTGAATAATTGTCGGCATAATGCCAAAAGTCCAGCGTTCCACTTGCGTTACTTCTCATGAGGCCGGACACTCGGTTCGGCTTCATTCTGTAGTCTGCCCAGGCTTCCTGATAGCCGAATGTTTCTTCATCAGTTGCTGTGCCGGTGAGCATGATTTCTTTTTTCTTTATGGGTTGTTCGCCCAGGTTTGCGAACTGTGGCACGTAATAGTCAAGCCTGTCGGTTCTGCTCCAGAAACGTTCCAAGCCTTGCTGATAACTGTGATTGTGTCGCACACAACAGACACCAATTACAAAACCGTGCTCTTCAAAGGATTTGGTAAAGGAGCTTTCATTGATGGGCGTTACTGACATTGCACCAGTTTCGCCGATAGGTGTGTCATTGTTGGTCTGCTGTCCGCTGGTCTGAACGATCTGATTGATGTTCACATGGTATCTGCCACCGCCAAGGTATTCCGGAATCTGTACAGTTTTATCACTGATTACGACATCCCATAACGCCTGTACTTGTTCGCGGTATCTGCTGCCGCCTCTTGCAAGTGCTTCGTAGTACTGCTGTACTGCTACCGCCTTGCGTAAGTCGTTGATGGTCGTCGCTGTTACTGTACTGAGGTCTGCTCCTAAGAATCCATCATTTCTTGTCGTTCCTTTGCTCGTTGTTGCTCCGACTATTAGTGCCGGGTGGCCTTCGTTGTAGTATGTGTTATAGTTTACGATTCTTGGTTCTGCACTGTTGGTTCCGGTTGCTCCACTATTCAGATAGATGTCTTTGTCTGTTCCTAGTTTTTCGGTTAAGGTTTGGTTATTGAAGATGCTTACAGCTGCGTTTCCTTCCAATGGCAGCGTCACGGCTGGCCCACGTTGAGCATAGGGAAGACTGCTGGTGAAGTAGTCGTGGAATTTGTTCACGGGTAAGCATCTGCCGCCGGTGATTGCCTCTTGGAGCACTGCTTCTAGTTTTTCTTCATCTGCTGGTGAATCTGCGTATGTGACATCTGCATCGTCAGTTTTTATCACTGCTTCATTATCTACGTTTTCATCTCGGAAAAATTCATTCCAGATTTTTACGTATGCTCGTATCGGTAGTGCGTTGTCCTTGATTTCCATTTCA